CATTGGCTATGGTGACTATGCCATCAGCAGTCAAAGCAGTGCCAATTGTGGCAAAGGTTGTCCCATCCAAGCTACCTTGGAATGCAACAGTTGCGGTTGTAATGCCACTAACTTGCAAGAACGCTGGTTGACCAGCATCTGCTTGAACGGCTGTAGAAGCACCTGTCGCAACAACAGCACTCAATAGAGTGACGGGAGTGGTTAAAGATGCCATTACTTGCCTCGACTAGACTTCTTCATCATGTTAGTAGCAGTTCTGCCACCCTTCATAGGCATAGGCATCTTTGGTTTACCAACCGCAACCATAATGGTCACGGGAACGCCCTTTTTCTTGCCCTTGCTTGAAGTCTCTTTAGCCTTACCACCCATCATTTTTCCGTACATAATGTTCTCCTTATTTCCACAGTCTGTCAGCAACAAAGGTAATCACACCGCCCATAAATGAAGCGATTGTCATACCCATCCAAAAACCACCTTTGCCCTTGTTGGCAAGTTCAAGTAATGACTTTACATCTGTACTCAATTGAGATACTTGAAGTTGTAGAGAGTCTACTTGAGCCTCTAATCTACCAAAATCTCTTGCGTCAATTTCAGCCATTTGCAACCTTTCGGGGTCTTCCCATACGCTTAATTGTTGGAATGACAGGCGCAAAAGCGGTATCTGTTCTAGTCTTTGATTCTATGGTTACTTCTGGTTCGTCTACCCTTACATACCCTTGATGACCCCTCATAGAATCAATATCATGTTGATATGTAAAATTTACAGTGTTACCTGATTGAAGACAACGAAAAGTAGCCATAAAACCCTTAAATGAGAAAGGGGGGACAAGCCCCCCCGTTCTTTACACCACTCGACCAATAACTAGGGTAACAGTGGTACTTGCTAAATTAACAGACGCACCAGTTGTATTAGTTGTTGCTATGGTTACTGTGTTAGCGGCAGAAACGTAAGCACGGCGAACTAAACCCGCCTCACTCACACCAGCCGACATACCAATAACCATATCTCCTAAAGCCACGCCTGCCACTGTTACAGTGTCAGTTCCTGCTGCTTGATCTGCTACTGCCGCAGAATCTAACGTACAAGTAACTTCCCATGTATCGCTAAAAATTCCACGAAATTGATCGTTTCCACGGCGGGAAACTACTGCTGTTGCTGCTGCCATTTTGATTTCTCCTAATTAGGTTAAAAAAGTCCCCCCACCACTATTTCTAGAGGCAGGGGGCGCAACTGCAATTAGGCAGGAACCAAAAGAGCAAACAAAGATGCAGATTTAGCCGCACCAGTGCTTGCTGCTGAACGCAGAATCTGCACTCCATACAGAGTGTCAGCAGTGTACAAAGTTGCAAGGTACGGCTGTTGATACTGAACTTGTGAGCGAATAGCTATTTGTTCAACCAAAACCAGTGAATCCTTGTGACCCATCAAGCAAACTCGTGGATTGTTAGTGCCTGAACCTGTGTCGCAATTGCTTGAGACAAACACAGGGATACCATACAAGTTACCGATCTCACCAGTGCGAATGGTATTGTTTGTACCACCAACAAAGGCTTGTTCAGTGTAACGAGCCAAACCCATCAAAGTGTTGCGACTTGAGGGAGGAATCAGAAAGAAACGCTGATCCATTGGGGTATCAGTATCGTCAAGCCGCTGAATGGTGCGGCGAATAGCGGCATCGGTCAATGCTGACTCATTGTTGTTTGCGGCAACATAAGCAGTTGTACCATCACCACCAATAAAAGCACCAGTTGCATACACGTTTGTACCAGCACCGCCATTGGTTGAACGACCCAACTGAACCAAGTCAGTATCGACTTGTTTAGCCAAAGCGTAACCAGCATCAGAAGTATAGAAGTTACGCAAGCTGTTTAAGGCTTGGGCTTCAACAATATCTTCAATCAAACGGCTGTATTCGTAATGCTTGTTAATTGACACAGTTACTTCAGACTCTGTAGCAGCAATCAAAGTGACTGCTGTTTCAGCGGCTTTAGCAGAAGCAGAACCACGGGTAGGTGCGGGTAAATGTACTACATCACCCTTCTTACCCTTGAAGTTCATCTTCATGATGAGGTTCGCAAGAACCAAGTTTTTCTTGTAGGCAGCTACAATTTCATCACTCCAAATTTCTGGAATGAACTTGTCTGCCGTGGTTACAGTAACTGAATTACTAGGGGAAAATGCTGTTGCCATTTTGAATCTCCAAAAAACGATAGGTTAAATTATTTGACCCGTCCGTCCTGATAAGCCTGCATGATTTCTCCGCTTAACTGCTCATAACGATCTGGGTCGGTCATTTTCAGCCGAATTAGATCAGCCCTTCTATAGACCCTCTTTCCAGACTCCCCACTGCCACCTACATCAACTCCCGCCGCTTTAAGGTTTGACTTGCGCTGGGTTTCCCCTGCATCTGAAGTCTGTTTAGCCTTAACACCACGCAACTGCTTATAGGTACTTAGCAACTCGTTTGCACTGTCGTAATCAAACTCACCATCAGCTTTTGCATACAAACCAAGGCGAATAGGTGAAGATTTCACCCAATTCACAAAGTCTGTATCTTGAGCAATCTGACCGAAATCAGGATGCTCTGCCGCCAGCTTTTGCTGAATCTGCATCTTTTTGAACTCTTGACCAGCTTGTCTAGCCGCAAGTACATCGGGATGGTTATCAACAGTCCTGCGAACTGCCTCTTGTGGATTCTCGAAAAAATCTACTTCTGGCTCTTTTTCAATAGGTTGCTGCTTAGAGGAGAGGTTTTGCTTTATGAGTTCATCTGCCAACTTTCGCACTTCCCCAACTTCCTGCGCTTGCTTGCCAATCAGCTTCTCAGCTTCTTGGTGCATCTTGACCACTTCTTCCAAAGATTTTTGCCTGTATTTCTCAGGCATCTCGGATAAGGGTTCTACAACAGGTAGTTGCTTCTTTTGCTCGACTGCATCTAACTCACTTAGCGTCTCATCTTCATTGTCAATCAACATATTTCTTCCTTTTCCTGCCGTTATCGGTTCTAGGACATTCAACTCGGCTTACGCTTGTGAGTTGTGCTTTTGCTCCCACTTCAGCTGATCTAGGTGTTTTTTCTCGAACTTCCCATGCTCTGACGGAAAAGAACCAGACCACCCTTCTAACTTGAAGTTTGGAGCAGATAAAGTGCGGTTGGCTGTTTCTCCGCACTCACATCGAAAACTTGTTGTCTCATAATCAACAAGTCTTTCAGTTTTATGCCCGTTTGCACAGGCAAAATCAAACATTCTTTTCATTCAATTCCTCGTATGCTCTTTCGCTGACCTCTTTCAAGGTTTTCAGCCAAGTCAAGATGGAAAGTTCACCTTTTTTGAACATCAAGGTCTTTTCATCAGGAATCACGCTCAGATTATTGAGTGACTCTATCATAATGTCAATATCCATGCACAAATCCTTCCAACCCTCCGTACCCATCATGGAGAATCGTTCTGAATAGTATTTGTCAAGTTCAGGTGTCACCAAGGCATCCCTGTAGCAGTTGTTGGATTCTTCTTAGCTTCAATCTGTGCAGTTAATGAAGCCTCAATTACTTCCTCTCCTAACTTGTCTTTTACCCACTCAATAACTTGAGCCTTGGTCAAAGATGCGTAGGGTGTCTCAGGGGTATCTACTGGAAAGTTAATAGTGCCGTAGGTGGATGCAGAGAATTCACCATCTACTTTTGTAACGTTGTAATGCACTGTCGTTACAAATCCGTCAGAGGTGTTGCGGTCAAGTTGGTTGATTGTGTAAGTTGTGGTCATGGTTTTTCCTTTTAAAGATTAGCCGCATCAAGACGAGCGGTAAGTTGGGTGATGAGGGCTTGCTGTTCTTGAATACACTTCATCAGCGCATATTGCAAGTCAGTTTGATAAATAGATTTACGGATTTTAGGTTCGTCATTTTTACTTGCCCAATTTGATTCCATTATTAACTCAGGACAAATTGCCTCAACATCTTGTGCAATAACTCCTAAATTTAAATCTGTATCTGTTTGGTCAATGTATAAAAATGTTTTAACAGGAATCTGACAAATTTTATTCAAATAACTAGGAGCGAGTTCAATATTTTTCTTTTCTCGTTCGTCAGATAAATTGCTATTATTTGCTGAATAGTTTGAAATACCACCATTAGACATAACCGAAAAACGAAGTGTATTATCATGGCAATAAATATATTCATTGGAAGTACCATTAGGTGCGGATATTGAATATTTGATATACATACCAAATGGGCTGGCATTAGCATTTTGCATAGTAGTTACAAAATCTGCCGCACTGTGACCAACAGCTAATCTACTTGTTGCAGATGCAAACTGACTTGTAGTCCCCACCAGCAAGTTACCGCTGGAGTCGATACGGGCACGTTCTGCTTTTGTAGACGTTACATTGCCCGTAAATAACAATGCATCACCAAAACCAACTTCTGTATTACCAGTGCCATCCCGATAACGGCGAAACCACCCTTGAGGCGTTCCAGCTTCATTAAGAACAAAACTCATGGTAGTTGCGGCATTTGATGTACCCTGATTGCTTACAGTAATTGCTGTGTCTGCTATTTGGTCTTTTTTAACAGCCAGTAAACCAAATGTAGATGGACTTGTAGTACCAATACCCACGTTACCGCTGGAGTCGATACGGGCACGTTCTGTATTGTCTATTCTAAATTGAAGGTTAGAGGATGCCTTGGCATTAGCAAAATCAACATCAATAGCAAAAGCCTCGTTATCTTGGTAAACCCTCGATGTTGACGAATCGTTTGAATCGGTAAAAGTAAGGATTGGGAGTGTTCCGCTTAAATGCAGCGTTGAGCTAGGACTTGTAGTCCCAATACCCAAGTTACCGCTGGAGTTGAGGGTCATGTTGGCGGTTGCAGCACCCGCTACAAACCAGTTGTAATTACCTGAGGCATCAACTCGATATGTTCCGTTATCAGCGCCAGACTTGGTGAAGAAAATACCTTGAGTAGATGAACCATCAATTATTAATCGTGTATCTGCGTTACCGCCAATTTGAGCAATTCCGTTGCTTGCAATACTACTTGTTAATCCAACCAATAATCGACTACCACTATCAATCCTTGCGGCCTCTACACCGCCTTCAGAAAAAGCAATGGTGTCAGCGGCAGGGAAGAAAATACCTGTGTTGGTGTCGCCTGTAGTGGTGATGGCAGGAAGTGCCGCTGTTCCAGCGTTAAACTCTACGCCTTGACTTGAATTAATAGTGACAGCCGTTGTCGTTCCATTGCTCTGCAAAACAAGAGCGCCATTACTGGCTACGCCTGTTGAATTAAGTGTAATTTGTGCCATGATTTACTTTCCTTAAGGTGTTCCATTAGCAACAATGTCTGTTGCAGATGTAATGATTCCCGTTGATGACATTGATGCAATTGTAGTAGCACCATATTTAAATAGCAATTTACCGCCTGATTCCTCAATAGTGAAGTTTGTAGTCAGTAACTTAGGCGTAGATGCCGCCGTACCCGTAGTGTTCTGATTCAGTGTAGGAATATCAGCGGCAACAACCGCCCTAAATGTTGGTACTCCAGCACTGCCATTAGGTGCAGCTAAAACATGGTTTGCAGTCTTAGAGGCATAAGGATTCTGAGTATCTCCATAATTCGCCGCCAAAGATATAGCAGGAGTAGTGCCACCACTAGATGCAACAGGAGAAGTACCTGTTACAGAGGTAACTGTTCCTTGGAACTGGTCAGCAGAGGAGATGGTGAAGTTGGGATAAGTTCCAGTGATTGTTGTTGTCCCGCCTTGGGTCAAAGCAACAGTCTGATCTGGCGCAGAATTCGTAACAGTGAAGTTTGGATAAGTCCCACTGGTGCTGATACCTGTACCAGCAGTTAAAGCAACAGTCTGGTCAGGTGCGGTATTGGTAATTGTGAAACTAGGATAAGTGCCACTTGTTGATATACCTGTGCTTGCAGTCAGACTAACAGTCTGATCTGGTGCAGTGTTAGTAATAGTCAAAGTGCCAGTAGTTGTAATTGGGCTACCACTGACGCTAATACCTGTGCCACCACTAGCCGCCACACTTGTGACTGTGCCTGTACCAGCACTCACATTAACAGTTACATCATCCCCTGAATTAGTGGCAGTAACTGTTGCACCAACAAAGTTAATGTTCTTAACTGCACTGGTTATGGATGTACCTTCATCCTTGATAGCAATAGCCGCATTGGTAGACATTGTGCTAATGACTTTGATCTTCTCAGCAATGTCAGCAGATACAACCTCACCAACATTAATCTCTCTGCCATCAGACAAAGAAATTATCAAAGAACCATCAAAGTCAATGTTTGCGTTAACTACCGATACACCATCAACACCATCAACCCCATCACGACCAGCTTGACCATCAACACCTCTGTCGCCCTTCAGACCATCTCTGCCTGACTTGCCATCTTTACCATCACGCCCATCGTTACCATTGACCCCATCACGCCCGTCTTTGATAGACAAGACTCGTTTCTCAATAGAGTTACCAACTGCTTCAAATCGGGTGGTAATGTCAGACTCAATCTTCTTGAGTGCTTGGACAACCAAATCAACATTCTCGCCAATCTTGCGCTTTTGCACTTCTTTGGCTTGAGCAACAGACTCACGAACTGAATCCAAAACAGCCATCTGCTGTTCAGGAGTCATGTTCTTAAGAATTAACTCTTTGGCTAGGCTTTCGACATCCATTATTGAATTCCTGTTTGTCCAGCACTTAGTTGACGAGACAACTGCTCAAGAAAGTCTGATTCCATACCAGCAACCTTGTTTTGCTTGTCTGCCATCTGCAACTCAACAATCTTTGACTTGTTCTTGATGTCTGCTTCCTTCAACATCAGGTCAGCAATCTTGACTCTCTTGTCAAATTCCCTCTGATTTGCATCATCTTCATTGGGTAGATTCTTAGTCAAAGATGCGCTCATCTTGGCTTGCACTTCTTGCGGCATTAACTGAGCCTCAACAGCCAATTTGATAGCATTTGCCTTGTTTTCTTCAGCTTGAGTAGTCTGAACAGCAATACTTGCCTGTGCTGCTTGCATTGCCAACTCTGCTTGCTGTTGTTGCATCTGCTGTGCTTGCGGATTAGGCTTGCTCATCTCATCCAAAGCAGCAATCAACTCAAATCTGTTACTCAAACTAGAGTTAGCCAAGATTCCTTTGAGAATAATTGGCAAAACAGGGGTTTGTGGGCCAAGAGTCTGCAACAAACCAATGAATTGCTGTTGCTCGTACTCTCTAGCAATGATGCCCAAGGTAGCAGTAGGCACAAAATTCATGTCCACAGAGGGGTAACGCTCTGGGTCAAACTGCATATACCGAAAAGCAGCTTGCTTGATAAATGGAATTAAGAAATCTTCTTGGAAATTCACCAATGTACGCTTGTACTTCTTGATGATAGAAGCAACAGCCATAGACATACCGCCACCATCACGGGATGCGTTACTAACCATGCCCTGTGAATCAAGCGTACCCGTTGCTTGCAACAGCATACGCTCAAATTCTTTAGCAGTTGCTAGGTTATTGGGGTCACTCTGACCAAACTTGAATGGATACAAAATCTCATTAGGGTTGCCATTGGTAAGAATGGCTTTACCAGCCTTAACTTCAAACTTCATACCTCTTGGAAGTCTTGTTGCATCCATCGCAACCATAGGGGCAGTGGTTAAAGCAAGCGAATCCAAGTGAGCGCGAGTCTGAGCATCAATAGCTTTTTGCATATTGAAGGCTTTTTCCACTGTACCTCGCCCCAACAGGCGGTTTGGAACTGTATCGTCTTGGTAGGACAACACAGGTCTATCTTTCATCATGTAAGGGTTTTCTTCAGCCTTCAACAACATACCATCGTTGGCAATCACGACAATGGCTTCAACCATGTCCGAGTAATCTTCTGCCGCTGAATTCTCAGGAAACAAATCAACAATGTCTTTGTTTTCCTTCATGTTGTTCAAATACTCACGGGGTACTAACCCGTAGTACGTCAACATCAGTACCTTCTCATCTTGGTACTGTGATACCTCTTGAGTAGCCTCTAAGTCAGTGTCTTCGTAGGTGGGCGTGATGTTTACCTTGCGGTAAATGCCTTTCTCGATTCCCTCTACAATCTTGTGGATTGAGACGTATTTCTCAATAGCCACGCCCATACAGTCGTTTACAGAAACACCATTCGGGTCAAACAAAAAGTTCTTTGGGTTTACAGGGGAAATCTTGACCGCAATCCTGTCTCTTTGCATTACACCAATTGCCGCTTGACCTTGTTGATTAGGGATTGGCTGAGTAGAGGGAACATACTCAGTCTCAGTCATTACGACAATCTCGCCAATGCCTGTACCATAGATTTCAGCCATCAACTCGATCTGGTCGATAGCTTTTCTGATCTTGTCTTTCTTGAAGTCTTCGTTTAACTGATTCTTGATTTGCTCAACATCAAAAGGATTACCATTTACATCCTTGATGTCATCTTTAATGTCAAAGAAGTCGCCTTGACCAAAGATAGCTTCCATGATCTCAGCATGGCGAGTCTCTACAGCTTGTTGGGTAGCAGGGGTAACGATACGGCTACGCTCAGACTCACGGGTCTTGTCTTCAGAAGCCCATTGACCTCGGAAGATGCGCTCATACTCTAGGTAATCAGGAAGAAAGTTTGTATCTCGCCAATCTCTCCACTTGTTGCAGTGGCTAGTAATGAAATCGGTCAACTCTTTATCAGCCTCAGTAGGCTCATAAAATTCGCTTTGTTCTAGTTTGTCAGTTGCCATTTAGAATCCTGAAATTATGTCTAGCGGTTCCCACTCATCTTCATCATCATCTTGGAAGTATGAGGTAACAGCCAGTTGGTCAATGTAGGAGAGAGCATCAGGCAAGTCATCGTGAACTCCGTTGGCGGGGAACATCAAGAGTTGATCTTTGAATTCATCCCAATCTTCCTCAGAGTTCAGCACAATACGCCCATGCTCAAACCTTCCTTGGAGACTCCAGATTATCCTGTCAGTCTTTTTCCTGTTGCCATGCGTTAAGTCAACTATGTGGGAATATACATTATTTTTCCGCATTAAGTCTGACAAATACGGCAAAACAGCGTTTTTTAACGCTCCTCTCTCAATTCCAACACTCAAAGGTCGATATTCCCGTATCTTCAGCAGTATTGTTGCAGCAGTCTCTCGAATGTCCCACCGCCCATAAGCAATCTCTTTGACAAACCATTTGCCCTCATCAGTCACCTTAACCACAGCAATAGCAGTCTGGTCTAGCCTTTTTTTAGAGTTAGCCGCTTGTTTAGCAACTTCTTCAAATCCAGCCAAGTCAACAGCTACAAAGTAAGAGCCGTAATCAGGTTCAACTCCGTACTTAATCCACTCCTCTTTAAAGACATCGCTACCCGCATTATCAAAAGATGCAAGGTATTCTTGTTTGAAAGCAAAGCTAGACAGGGTTTTCTTGGCAGACTTAATCTCTTCTGGGTCTATCAAAGGGTTGTCTTTGGTGGTGAAATGCCATGCTTTCCAATCCTCGTCTTCCTCTGACTGCCCAAGTTTAAAGATGTCATAGAAGAAGTTGCGACCCTTGGGAGTGCCGATGAACATTGCTCTGCCCTTTTTGTCTGACAGAGAAGCACGAATAACCTGTTCCCATGCTTCGGGTTTGATGTCGGCAACCTCATCAAGCACAGCGTAGGTTAGAGACACTCCTCGCAAAGTATCTGGTCTATCAGCACCTCGGACATAAATCTTTGCTCCGTTTATCAAGGTTATGTCCATGTTATTGATGTGACTAGCTTGGATAACTTCTCTACCCAACTCCATCAAAACATCCCAAATAATCTGACGAGCCTGACCATTCGTGGGCGCAACATAAAGCACAGCAGACCCTGCACTACATTGCAGTCCTTCAATCAACAGGGTAATGGCTGAGAGTCTTGACTTGCCGCAACGCCGACCAGCCGCAATGACTTTAAACCTTGTTTTATCAGCAAAGACTTCTTGTTGCCAAGGTAGGAGGCTAAAGTTTAGGTCAGACATCTTTGCTTTCTATATCTTCAGCTTCTACAGTGTTGTCACCAATGGTTACACCACCAATGCCTGAGATCGTAATGTTGACAGCACTTCTCTGGTTCTTTTCTTTCTCAAACAGAGTAACGGGAAGCATCCTATCCATACATAGCTTTAACGCCGCCATCTGTGCAGGGTGGTCATCATCAAGGGCAATCTGAACAGTCTTCTGAACAACATTGACTCCAGCACTGTTTATCAACAAGTCTTTGAGTTCTCTTACTCTTTGGTTCTCAGTCTTAGGCAACATAGCTAATGGCTTGGCATCAGCATACTTTGCCATAGTCAATTTACCCGAACCCTTTGGGCGACCCTTTTTCTTCAGGTTATCAGGCAAAGCGTCTACAACATTCAAAGTTTTTTCCATTCATCGTAGGACAATCTCACCGCATTAGGGTCACCAGCATTCTTCTCTGATTCATACTGTCTCTTAGTATTAATCTCTGGCATGAATTGATCTTCTGCCTCTTGCATAGCTTGGTTTGAAACTTGATCTGCCCTTTGCTTGATGCGGTCATAAGACTCTTTGTCTTGCAACTCTGTCCCATTAACAAAGTAACCTAATGAACCATCAGCCTTTTTGACTGTCTTGAAAGTATAGTTTGGCACAAGTCATCCCTTAACAGATTGAAGTTAGTACATACTTTACATGAGAACAGGATTCTTGTATAGTGACATCAAACGGGGGCATCACCCACCCCTCTATGCGGTTGAGCCGACCAAGTAGGATAAACGTAGTGAACCATGTAGTTCTCAAGTAAAGACTAACATCTTGAACGGGGCTTGTAGCGTGGAGAGATAGCACTGACAAGCATCTCTAACTTAGATAAACGAGAGGCTCTCCTTTAAAAGGATCACCCCCACTCACGGGTGTCTACTCCTGTTCGTCAACTAACCCTGCTTGTTGTTAACACTACGATTGGCTTTTCCAGTGCGGAGGAGGGTACACAAATATTTACACACAGCACAGCACCCCTCCCCCCCAGTAAGCACTA